GGGGGTTGTCGACGCGCGCGCGCCCGCCCGGGGGCGCGCGCGCGACCCGGACGACGACCGGATTTCGAGTAATTCGAACAACCCGGACGACGACGACGAACTTGACCAGCGGATCGTGATCATGCTCGCCGCGCACGGCTTCACGGTGAACCGGCAGCAGGCCCGAGGGGTCCGGCTGCGCATCATCGGCGGGCGGAAGATCGACAACGCGGCCCGGTACGTCTCGGCGGCGCTGGCGACCCGTGACGGGGCGCGCAAGTGGGCGCCGTCGGCGCCGAGCATGCCGCCCCGCGGGCTGGACCCGGTGACGGCGATCCGGTCGGCGGGCCTGCGCGGCTCCGGCGGGTACGAGTCCGTCGGCGACGCGCCGATGCCGCCGTGGGACCAGCCCCGGCCGGTGCAGGACACGCTCGATGACGACGTGGCGGCCGACGTGGCGCACCGTGGCGCGGCGGAGGCCCGCAAGCGGCTCGCCGAGCGGCCCCGCGCCGAGGCGGTCCCGGTGGCGCCGCCGTCGCGTCAGCTGCACGGCGAGGCCCTCGCGGCGGCCCAGCTCGCCGAGGCCCGTGAGGCGCTGGCGGCGGCGGGCGTGGCCGAGGCTCCGGACGACGGCGAGGAAGACCCGAGGGACATCACCGACGTTGACCTGCCCGAAGACGGCGACGATCCGCCGTTCTGAGCGCTAGGGTCTTGCCGGGGGCACGCCTCGGCGTGCAGAATGCGACCGGGGGACGGTGACCGCCGATGGAGGCGAACGATGGCCGCGAAACGACACTCGGCGCAGAGCCAGGCCAGGCATCAGCCGCGCACGGGGTCGGGCCGGTTCACGGAGACTCCGGTTCGGCACCGGGCCGCCGTCCCGCCGAGCGCGCCGGGGCTCGTGCCGCCGGGCCGGATGGCACCCCCGGCGTCACCCTCGGCCCCCTCGGCGCCTTCGCCGCCGACGTCACGGACGGCCTCGCCACGGGCTTCGAAGCCATCGGCGACTTCATCCTCGGGCCGGGCTGGACGCGGTGGCGGGTAATCGGCGTCCTGCTCGTGCTGCTGGCCGCGATCCTGCTTGCCGGGCCGCTGTGGTGGCTGCTCGCGGTGCGGCTGACGCCGTAGCGCGGTGACCGTCCTCGCGGCGCCGGCCCCGGTCCCGCTGCCGCCGTACATCCTGACGGGCCTGGTGCTCGGCCGCTCCATCGTGGTGGGCGTCGACACGGCGGGGGACGCCGACACGGCGCCGGATGCCCGGTTCCCGGCCGGGTCACAGCTGGCTTTCACGCCGAGCGTCGACACGCTGATCTTCACCGCGCAGCACGACACGGTCTACCTGGCGGCGGTCGGCGCGGTGATCGACGGCGGCGGCAACCCGGTGACCCCGGACGGCGATCCGCTGTACCTGGTGGCGAACACCGGGCAGCCGGGCACCGACCAGGCGTGGTGGTGGACGTGCAAGCCGACGATCGAGGGGGCGACGCGCACCGCGTTCCGCGTCGACGTCCCGGCGGGCGGCACGGTGTACCTGACCGACCAGCAGCCCATTCCGTCGACCCCGGCGGGCGCCACGGTGGTGCGCGGCCCGCAGGGCGACCCTGGCGTGAACACGCCGCCGCCGGGCACGCCGGACGGCGCGGTCGCAACGTCGGCGGGCGGCCTGGTGAGCTGGGCGGGCGGCGCGGGCGGCGTGCAGAGCGCGGTGTCGGCGATGGCGGCGCGCTCGGCGGGCTTCATCGCCAGCCAGGCGGGGCCGCTGGCGGTGCCCACCTCGGCGTCGTGGCTGCGGCCCGATAGCGACTGGCAGGCGTCCTACACCGGGCCGGTGGCCGGCGCTTACGCGCTGGTGCTGGGCACAGACGAGCCGTCGGCGCCGTGCCCGGTGACGGTGGCCAACCCGGTCGGGGCGCTGCCCGACTCGTTCCGGGGCACGGTGTTCGGCGGCCTGGCGATCGCGCCGCGCGCCGGGCTCGTCGTGCAGGCGTACAAGCTGACCGACGTGTTCTACCCGTTCATCGCGCCGCAGCCGGTGGACGCCGGGACGGGCACGTGGGCGGTTGACCTGTCGTCGGTGGCGCCCGACCAGGCGGGTCAGTGGTTCTTCGGCCTGCTGGACACCGCGAACGGCAATGCGCAGGTGGGCGAGAAGTGGCCGAGCGCGGCGGCGTTCGCCGACGTCGCGGCCGAGCATTACGTGGTGACCGATGCGGTCTACCCGGTGTCGTCGCAGACCGCGACGGCGGCCGGGCGGTTCTCGTTCACGCACTCGCTGGCGGGGCGCAAGGGCTACCGGCTGACGCGCCGCTCGACCGGGGCGGTGCTGGCCGACGCGCCGCCGCTGTCCGGCGCGGTCCGCTCCTACCTGGTGGCGCCGGGGGAGCCTGGGTTCGGGTCGAATTTCGTCACCCAGTCCTACGCCTACGACCAGGCGCTGTGCCTGTTCGCGGCGATCGCCCGCGGCGACCGCGCGCAGGCCGGCCAGCTGGTGGCCGGGCTGCTGCGGTTCCAGACGGCGGGCGGGGCGTCGGACGGCGGGTTCATCTTCTCGGGCCAGCAGCTCGCGCCGTCGCTCGGCGACCCCGCCTACCGCACCGGGTCGCACGCGATCTGCACCGACGCGCTGCTGGCCTACATCGGCGCGTTCTGCTCGGCCGAGTTCGCCGGGCAGGCCCCGGTGTACGCGCGCCGTTCGGTGCTGGCGGCGGCGGCGGGCCGCGCGCTGGCCTACCTGGGCACGATGATGTCGGCGGCGGGCACCACGGCGGGCCTGTACCTGGGCGGGACCGGCGTCTACGACTCGACCAGCGGCGGCCAGTTCGACCCGGCGCAAGACCTGACGTGGGCGTCGACCGAGCACAACCTGGACGCGTGGCACTGCCTGACGCGGGCCGCGCAGGTCCTCGGCGGCACCTGGCAGCAGCAGGCGGACACGCTGGCGGCGGCGATCCACGGCACGCTGTGGGACGCGGTGAACGGCCGCTACTACCAGGGCATGAAAGACACCGGGCCGGACACCGCCGACCCGCTGGACTGCCACACGTGGGCGGCGATCATGGCGGCGCAGAGCGGCCACCCGGACCGTGCCGTGGCGATCACCGCCCCGGCGGTGCTGGCGCCCTACCGGCACGTGATGCACGGCGGGGCCGGGTACGCGCCGATCCGGCCGGCCGACCCGCAGTATCCCGGCTCGGTGCCGACGATCTGGGCCGAGGGCACCATGGCGGCGGCGCTGGCGTTCCTCGCCGTCGGCGACCAGGCCCGGTGGTACTCCACGATCACCGACATGCTGGCGATCCAGGCGCCGGACGGGTCGTTCCCCTACGTGACCGACACCTCGCCGTCCTACGACTGGACGCCGAGCAAGGCCGTGGTCGGCTGCGCGTGGTCGGTGCTGGCCGCTGCGGGCGGCGGCATCTGGGGCGTGGCGCCCTAGCGGTCGGGCTTCGACGCCTCGTCCATCAGCGCGGACATGTGCCCCACGGTCATCCCGTCGTCGGCGAGCCGCTGGGCGCGCTCCTCGCCGAGCAGGTCGGCCAGGGCTTGCTCGACCAGGCCGTTGGAGAGCATCGTCATGATGGTGATGGGCCAGGACTGGACCGGCGGCAGCACGTAGCCGAGGCCCCGGAAAGTGAACGTGAACGGGGCGCCGGGCTTGGCGGCGCCGTCGAGCTGGAACGGCTCGGCGGGCTCGCTCATGTCAGCCGCCCCCGGAACTGGCGCCACGTCTCCTGGCCTTCGGGGGACCGCGCCCATTCGTCGCCCTCGGCGCTGCTGGCGTCATGCTCGCCGTCCGCGACCGACTGGGCGACGAGCAGCAGCGCCACGGCGTTGTCCGGGTCGCGCTTGGCGGCGCGGCGCAGCTCGGTGATGAGCGACAGCTCGGGCATGGCCAGCGGCGAGAGGTAGTCGTGGTAGTAGCCGCGTTCGGCGCGGCGCACGATGGAGCGCGGCGCCCCGGCGGCCTCCAGTGCGGCGGCCAGGACGCGGGCGGTGTGGCCCTCGGGGAGGGGCTCGTTTGCGATCATCTCCGGTTCTCCTGTCACTGCATCCACGGCCAGACCTTGACCTGGCTCGGCTCGACCATTCCGGCCCGGTCGGTGCCGAACCGGAGGCAGGCGGCTGCCTCGGGCGCGTCGGGGTCCCAGATCTCGACTAGCCACACGCGGCCGGCCCGGTCGGCGTCCTCAGCGATCGCCTGGTGGCGCACGCCGATCTCCTCGACCAGCTCGGGCGAGCCGACCCATTCCTCGGCGGCGATCTTCCCGGCGACGTAGACCCGCATGCGGAGCTGGGCGCGGGTGAAGGCGTGGCAGTTGCCGCAGTAGCCGTTAGCGGCGTCGTCGGGGTGGTGGCTGGTGCGCTGGCACCGGGGGCAGGTGAACGGCGGCGCTGGTGGCATGCTCCCAGTGTCGCCCCGCGGCCAGTAGGATTGCGACTGGTGGTGCGAATCGGGTAACCCTTTCGTGTCCGGGGCGCGGCGCGCGTGGTGGCAAGCCGCGCCCCACTCTTGCCGCTGGCGGCGGGCGCGGGGCACACTGGCGCCATGCCGACCCGCGCGCCGAGCTCGTGCCGTCCGGGCTGCCCGTACCCGCGTCGGGGCTGCCCGGTTCACCCGCCCGCGCGCTGGGCCGAGGGGGCGCGCGGCCGCCGGATGCCGCCCGGTTGGCCAGCGACAAGAGCGCGCGTGCTGCACCGCGACGGGTACCGCTGCCGCCGCTGCGGGTCGCTGGCCAACGAGGTGCACCATGTCGAGCCGGGCAACGAGGACGAGGCCATGATGGTGTCGCTGTGCCCGGACTGCCACCTGGCGGTCACCCTGGCGCAGGCCGCGGCAGCGCGGGCACTGGCGCGTCCGTGACCGCGCCCGCCGTCACGCCGCTCGGGCCGGTCACCGTCATGCCGCTGGCGAACCTACGGCCGTACCCGAAGAACGCGCGCCGGATCAACGCCAAGGCCGTCGACCAGACCGCCAAGTCGATCAAGGCGTTCGGCTGGCAGCAGCCCATCGTCGCCGACCCGGACCTGGTGATCATCGCCGGGCACGTGCGCTGGCAGGCGGCCCGGCAGCTGTCCGAAACGGAGGTGCCGGTGGTGGTGGCGGCGAACCTGACGCCCGAGCAGGTCAAGGCGTTCCGCATCGCGGACAACCGCACGCACGATTACACGATGTGGGACTACGCGCTGCTAGCGGCCGAGCTGGACGGCATCGGCGCCGAGTTCGAGGGGGTGCTGGACCTGGCCGACTGGCAGGAGATCATCGACGGCTACGCGGCCAGCCCGCCCGAAGGAGAGCCGCTGGATGACGACCCGGAGACGGCCGCGCTGCTGGGCGCCGGGTTCACCCTGACGCTGGTGTTCGCCAGCCGCCGGGAGGCCGAGGAGGCCGGGCCGGTCGTGCTGGCGAAGATTCCGGGGGTGCTCAATGTCCGCTACGGTCACAAGCACTGAGGCCCTGGCGGGCATCCTGCCGTGCGTCGTCTCCGGCGGCCGGCCGAGCCTGGACGAGCGGCGCACCGCCCGGTGGCTCTCGGCCCTGCACGGCGTCACCGCCGACCCGGTATGGGTCGTGCGCGACGACGAGGCGGGGGCGTACGAGGACGACGGGCACGAGATCGCCGCCTACCCGCGCGCCTGGGCCGAGACCTGGGCGCGCGAGCACTGGACCGACGTCAAGCCGTACGAGGAGGGCGGGTTCCTCGGCGCGTTCCCCGGCCGGGAATGGGCCGCCCGGCTCGCCGAGCAGCGCGGCTACTGGGCCGTGCTCCAGCTGGACGACAACATCGTCCAGTTCTACGTGTCCACCGCCTACGGGGTCGCGGCCCGCACCATGCACGAGCTGGGCGGCCTGGGGATGTACGCCGACATCATCGCCGCCGTGGCCCTGTCGACCAACGCGGCGATGTGCGGCGCCAACCTGGCGTCGGTCAACCCCGGCGGCGCCCGCATGGTCTTCGCCCGGCGCGGCTTCCCGTACTCGCTTTTCCTCGAGCGGACCGGCCCGCGCCGGATGCCGTGGCACGGGCCGAGCGAAGACGACATCATCCAGGCGATCCAGTACGGCGCCAGCGCCGCGCCGGTCACCGCCGGGCTGATCCTGCCGCTGCGCTACCAGAAGGACAACACCCGCTACGACGGCGGGCTGCGCCGCTGGTATGACGACAAGCGCAGCGTCGGCCTCCAGCGGATGCACCCGGAGGCGGCCAGGCTGGTGGTGCGCCGGGCGCGGTCCAACGGGCGCGGCGACCCGCGCGTGTTCCACGCGATGAGCCCCGACGCGATCCGCACGCCGCTCGTCGTGCTCGACCGGGTGCTGTTCAGCGCGGCCCGCGACAAGACCCTTGACGTCGCGCGGGCCACCGCCGCCGCCGTGCACGCCGACCTGCCCCGCCGCGTCGCCGAGCACGCCAACAAGCACAAGGCGGCGCCGAATGGGGCGTAGAGGCCCCCAGCCGGTGCCGACCAACCTGCGGCTGCTGCGCGGCGAGTCCCGGCCGTCGCGGATCAACCGCCAGGAGCCCAAGCCGCGGGAACTGCTGCCCGAGCCCCCGGACTGGCTGAGCGCCTCCGCCGCCGAGGAATGGGCGCGGCTGGTGCCCGACCTGATCGTGATGGGCACCGTCAAGGCGGCCGACGCCACGGCGCTGGCGTGCTACTGCGAGGCGGTCGCCCGGTTCCGCGTGGCGACCGAGATCGTCAGCCGGGCCGGGCTGATGCTGAAGGACCGCGACGGCATCGTGCGGAAGAACCCGGCGGTCGGCATGGCCCGCGACGCCGGGGCCGAGGTGCGCCAGTGGGCGCGCGAGTTCGGCCTGACCCCGGCCGCCCGCCAGCCGCTCCGCGTGGAGCACTCGACCGCGCCGGGCAGCGCCGAGCGCCTGCTGTCCTAGCGCCGAATCGGCGGTTTCGGCGCATAATCGGCGATGAAATCGGCGCCCGGGCCGAATCGGCGTCGGCGCGGCTCGGCACGACCCGGCTTTTCGGGCAAAACCTGGCCGGCATTGCGCGCGGACGGGGACCGCCCGCGCCACTTCCGCCGACGAGGGGGTACCCCCCCACGTCGTCGCACGTCGGCCCTCCCTGGCGCCGAGGGCTGTCGGGGGTGTCCGTGCGGGTGCCTCGGCGCGGACGGCTCACGGGCTCGGCCACAGCTGGCGCCTAGTCGGCCGGGCACCATGGCCGTGATGTGACCATGCTCACCTCGCGTGAACGGGCACGCATCGCCGATCGCCTTGCCCGCAGTCGTTCGGTCACCGTGTGACATCACTCACCGTGCCCGTTACGAAAAAAGGTGCGGAAAAGCGGTCCAACCAGCGAAAACGCGACATAGTCTTATGGCGTAAGCACGGCACGGACACGGAACACGGGAGACACGGACACATGGCACGCACCACCACCACCACGCGTAAGAGCACGGCCGCCACCACCACCACCACACGTAAGGGGAACGCCACCATGGCCACCACCACCGCACGTAAGAGCACCACCACCACCGCGCGTAAGGGCACGGAAGTGGCCACGCGTAAGAGCACGGCCGCCGCGCCGGCCGCGCCTACGTCCTACCGTGGCGTGGCCGTGGCCGGCTACACGGTGCGGTGGCCCCATGGTGGCTATGACCTCCTTAAGACCACGGACGCCACGGCGGAGCGTGCCGCGTGGCTAGTGCGGTGTAATGACCACGGCACCGTGGGCACCGTGGAGAACACGCGTGCCGGAGATGCGGCCGGTAGCCGCGCCGGCCGCGCCACGTGGTGCCCGGCATGTAAGCGCACGGCCGCCGCCGCCGCGCGTAGCGCCGCACGGCGCGCGGCGTAGGGCCGGGGCACGGTAGGGGAGGGGAACGCCATCATGACTACGCCTAGCGGCCCGTGCGTGCGGTGTGAGGCATGCGCGGGGGGTAACCCGTGCGTGCACACCGTGAGTGGTGGCGCCATCCCGTTCCGGGAAGTGGTGCGGGAAGTGCGGGAAGCGCTCACCCGTGCGGGCATCACCCGGCCGGGGATGAGTGAGCCGGCCGCCGCCCGCCTAGCGGCGGCGGCCGTGCGGGAGATGCCGGAGGAGCTGGAGCTGGCGGTAGATGACTACCGCCGCGCGGTCCGCACGCTCACCGTGGCCACGGAGGTACTTAACTCACTCTCCGCCATGGGCGCGGACATGACCGGTCTAGTGCCGTGAAAGCGCGCGTCCTAGCCCTCATAGACCGTGCCCTAGTGGCGCTAACCGGAGGTGAGCTAGAGATCCCGCCGGATCTAGCCCGCTAGCCCGCACCACCACCTAATGCCCCGGCCGCACCACGCGGCCGGGGCATAGTGCTGTCCGGGGCACACGCGTGCCCGGCCGCCGCCGCCGGAGGTGATGCCCGGCCGCCGCGTGCCCCGGCCGCCGGAGGTGATGCCCCGGCCGCCGCCGCGTGCCCGGCCGCCGTGCCCCGGCCGCCGCCGTGCGGCCATACCGCCTTAGTGACGTGCCCGCGCGCGACTGTGGGTGCCCCCGTAGGCGGTCGCGCCGGGCGCCCGGCGGTATTCACCCGCGCGGCCCCCCGCGACCGGCTACGGTGCGTTCCGCAGCCGTACAGCGCGTGACCTAGCTCACACGACCGGGTGTTCTAAATCGGGGATGAACCAGCGGCGCCGAAAGCGTTTCACGGATGTTCCATCCGTCTCATCCGCCTCACCGGAGGTCACCGGGCACCATGTCCGCCCACCCCCCGCCCGCGCACTGGCGCGGGCCGTCCCTGGCGCCCCGGCCGCACTCGCGGCCGGGGCGCTGCCGATTGCTGGCGAGCTGCCGAGCTGCCGAGCTACAAAGCTGCCGAGCTACAAAGCTGCCAGGCTCGTGGCCCTCCTTTCGGGCCTGGCCCTCCTTTGGCGCCGGGCTGCCGAGCTGCGAAGCTGCCGAGCTGCCGAGCTGCAACCCCCCCCAGGTCATGGCCCTCCTTTCGGCCGTGGCCCTCCTTCCCGCGCGGACCCTCCGCACCGACGAAAGGCACGACCGATGACACCCGAAGCCGAGGCGTTCGCCTCCAACCTGCTGGCCTACAACCTGACCCTGGCGGCCCGCGTGGCGCGCGGGCACGGGATCACGGCGGAGGAGGTGGCCGCCGTGCTCCGCTCCCTGGCCGACGCGATCGAGACGGGCGACTGCGCCGAGTCGATGTACCCGGTGTCCGACGGCAGCACCCTCGTGGAGCTGATCCCGTGACGCTCCGGGACGAGAGCTATGACGCGGCCGTGCGCGCGCTGGCGGCGGAGCCCGTGGTGCGGGAGATGGCGGCGTCGCTGCTGAACCCCGACGCCGAGCTGCTGGAGCCCGACGGCACGCCGACCTACGCGTTCATGATGAACGCGCGTGGTGAGTATGAATTCCGCACGGGGCACGCGGCGGCCGGGCACATAGGCGCGGTGGCGGAGGCGCTGATGCTGATCCGCGACGAGGAGCGCTACGGGCCGAGCCATGACTGCCCGAAGGAGGCGTTCCTGGCCGACCCGATCACCTCGGCTTACGGTGTCGGGAGCGAGATGGTCGGCTCGATTAGGTGCGCGGTGTGCGACGCCGAGGAAGAGGGCCGCGCGTGACGCCTTACCGTCCGGGCGCGCGCGCGCCGCCGCGCTGGCGGGCACGTGACGCGAACCGAGTAACCGACCGGGAAGGAACCCGAGATCATGACCGAGAACACCACCACCACCGAGGCCGAGACCGCGACCGCCGAGACGGCCGCGCCAGAGGCGCCCACCGACCTGGACGCGGCGCGCGCGGCGCGGCGGCCCTCATCCCGTGAGCGCGCCCGCGCTGACTCGGCCGCCAAGCAGGCCGCGGCGAGCGGCGCCAGCGCCAAGCCCGCGCCCACGGCCGCCGCACTGGCCAAGGAGGCGGCGGCCAAGGTCTCGGCGGCGATCGGCGAGGAGCCGCACACCGCTACCCTCCGCACGCGGTTCGAGGCGCTGGGCGTCGGCAAGCGGAAGGCGGCGGTCAAGGCGGCGCGGCTGGCGCTGGAGGGCGGGGCCACGCGCGCGGCCGCATGGAACGCGGCCATGGATGAGGTCGCGCCGAAGGAGGCCGCCGCGCCGAAGGCCCCGGCCAAGCCGAAGGCCGAGCAGAAGTTCCGGGGCGTGGCCATCCCCGGCTACGTGCTGAAGTGGCCGCACGGCGGCTACGACCTGCTGGCGACGACGGACAAGTCGGCCGACCGGCCGGTGTGGCTGGTGCGGTGTAACGCGCACGGGACGACGAAGCCGATCAAGGCGGCCAAGGAGGGTGACGTGCTCGGCACTAACGCGGGGCGGCCCGCGTGGTGCGCCAAGTGCAAGGCCGAGGCGTAGCCACCACCTACGCCGGGCACGGGGCCGCCCGCACGCGCGGGCGGCCCCGAGCCGATTCCACCACCGAAGGGAAACACTGATGACGGACCACCGAGACCGTGACCTCGGGCCGGGCGAGCGCGGCCCGAGCCAGGAGTTGGCCGGCCACCACTCGCACCGCATGGTCGGGGCCGACTTGCGCGAGCGCTGGCTGCCGGATGACCTGACGCGCGGCATAGCGGCGGGGCTGTTCGGGATGCTGCCGGGCGAACTCCAGTACGTGGTGGTCGGGATGGTGCAGCCTGGCAAGCAGCGCGGCATCTGGATGCTGGGCCAGCGGGTGTTCACGGTGCGGGGCGCGCTGTTCCTGGCGGCCGATGATGACACCCGGTTCATGTCCTGGCGGGTGGCGCGCGGCGCGGCCGTGGCGCTGGCGCAGGCGCGGCTGGCCGAGACCGATGAGGGCGGCACCGTGGCCTACGCGACGATCAGCCGTGACGGGCATGTGACGGTGACCGAGTGGCGGTGACCGTCCGCTAGGCGCCAGCGGCGGGCGCGGTCCCATTCCGGGGCCGCGCCCGTCATGCTGTGCGGCTGCACGCGGCCCCGTGCGGGGCCGGGACGGGCCGGGCCGGGTGATTCTCCACGGCGGCCCGGACCGAGCCGCACGCGAGCGTTCACAGCCGCCCGCAGCGTGCCCCGGCCGCCGCGTGCCCTCCGCGCGGCCCGTAGGCGGCCGTAGGCGGCCGGAGCGGGGCCGGAGCGGGTGCGCGGCCGTGCGGGGCCGGGGATGGCCGGAGCGTGCCGCGCACAGCCGCCGCGCGGCACCGTGAGACGCCGGTTGACACGGTGAGACACCGCGACACAGCCGGTCATACTGGCCCCATGGCTGACCGGCGCCGATTCCCGCCGTGCGGGCGGGTCTTCGACGGGCAGACCTGCCTCCGCCGGGGCGCGCACTACTGCGCGCCGCGCGCCGACCACGCGATGGCGTTCTTCACCGAGCTGCTCGTGCACACCAAAGGCGTGTGGGCCCGGCAGGCGTTCATCCCCGCGGCCTGGGAGGAAGCCGAGGTCATCCGGCCGCTGTTCGGCACCGTCTACTGGGAGCCGGGCTGGGGCATGTACGTGCGCCAGTACCGCGAGCTGTACCTGAGCACGGGTCGTAAAAACGGAAAGACCGAGCTGATCGCCGGGCTGTCGCTCTACTTCACCATCGCCGACGGCGAGGAAGCCGCGGAAATGTACGGCCTAGCGCTCGACAAGGACCAGGCCGGCCTAGCGTTCGCCGCCGCCGCCCGCATGGTGGCGCTGTCACCGCCGCTGGCCCGCCGCCTGTCGGTGGCGCTCGGCGCCCGGCGCATCTACGACGAGCGCACCGCCTCGTTCTTCACCGTCGCGGCGGGCGACGCGCTCGGCGCGCTCGGCACCGCGCCGCAGGCCGCCTACATTGACGAGCTGCTCGCCCAGCCGTCCCGCGAGCTTTACGACGCGATCCGCACCGGGTTCGGCACCCGCCCCCAGCCGGTGCTCATGCTGGTCACCACCGCCGACAGCGACCCCAGCGGGTTCGCCGCCTCGGAGCGAGCCTGGTCGGAGAAGGTGCTGGAAGACCCGAGCCTGGACCCGGCCCGCCTGGTGGTGCTGCACGCCGCGCCCGCAGAGGCGGACTGGACGAAGGAGGAGACCTGGAAGCTGGCCAACCCGGCGCTCGGCGACTATCTCGACCCGCGCATCCTGGCCGATGAGTGCCGTAAGGCGCAGGCCAACCCGGCGGCGGAGCGGGCGTTCCGCCAGTTCCGGCTTAACCAGCAGTCACAGGAAGCGGGCCGCGCCATCGCGCTGGACGCGTGGGACCGCTGCGCGCCCGTGACGGAGGACCTGGCCGGCCGCGCCTGCTACGGCGGCCTGGACCTCGGATCCACCATCGACCTGGCGTCCTACGCGCTGGACTTCCCCGGCGGCGGCGGCCACGACGTGCTCTACCGGGTGTTCGCGCCCGAGGCGGCGCTGCCCAAGCTGGACCGGCGCACGGGCGGCAAGGCGACCGCGTGGCGCGAGGCCGGGCTGCTGACCGTGACCGAGGGCGACGTCATCGACTACGAGGCGATCAAGGCGGCCATGCGCGAAGACGCCGAGCGCTACGAGATCCGCGAGATAGCGTTCGACCGCTGGGGCGCTACCCAGCTGTCGCTCGACCTGCTGGACGAGGGGTTCCCGCTGTTCCAGACTGGTCAGGGCTTCGCATCGATGTCCGGGCCGACTAAGGAGTTCCTGCGGCTGGTCGCGGCGGGCGCCTACCGGCACGGCGGCAACCCGGTCGCGCGCTGGCAGGCGGCCAACCTGATCGTCCGCACCGACCCGAGCGGGAACCAGAAACCCGACCGGGCGCGAAGCGCCGACAAGATCGACTCGATGGTGGCTGGCATCATGGCTCTTGACCGGGCCATACGGCACGCTGAGCCGCAACGCGACTACGCGGCGGCCGGGTTCTGAACCGAAGGGAGGCGCCGTGGACTACGCGGCCAGTCTCGACCCCGGCGAGCTGCGCAAGATGGCGGCGGCCAAGCTGGACTTCCAGGCGGCGCGCGCCCGCTTCTACCAGTCGCACTATGACCTGGAGGCGGGCATCATCGCGCTGCTGGACACCGCCGAGCGGCGCACGTTCCAGACGTTCCTCGCCGAGTCGCACGCTAACTGGTGCGAGCTGGTCGTCAACGCGGTCGCCGAGCGGCTCAAGGTGGTCGGGTTCCGGTTCGGCTCCAAGGACGACTCGGACGCGGCGTGGGCGATCTGGCAGGCCAACAGCCTGGACGCGGACGCCTCCCTCGTGCTGAAGGACGCCCTCGTGCAGGGCAGCGCGTTCATGCTGGTCCAGCCCGATGACGACAACCCCTCGGGGGTGTGCATCAGCGGGGAGTCGGCGATGCAGGCCACGGTGCTGTACGAGCCGGGCTCGCGGCGCAAGCGGATCGCGGGCTACAAGCGGTTCCCCGTCGACCCCTGGGTCAACATGGAGATGTCCGAGTTCGCGGAGGGCTCGCTGCTGACCGCGACCGGCAGCCAGGTCGAGGTGCTGATCCTGCCCGACGAGATCTACACGTGGCTGCCGGGCAGCTCCCAGCCGTCCGTGGAGCCGAACCCGGCCGGGTTCGTCGGTCTCATCGAGATCGTGCCGCAGCCGCGCACCCTCGGGCCCGGCCGGTCCGAGCTGCACAGCGCCGTCTCGATTCAGGACCGCATCCACACCACGATCTTCAACCGCCTGGTCGCCACCGACTACGGCGCGTTCCGGCAGATATGGGCCACCGGCATCAAGATCGCCCGCCAGGTCATCAAGGACGACGACACCGCGACCGGCGGCACCGTGACCTCTAGGGTGGTCGCGCGGCCGTTCGACGTGGGCGCCAACCGGCTGCTCGCCAACGAGGCCCCGGACGGCAAGTTCGGCAGCTTCCCCGAGTCGACCCTGGCGGGCTACCTGTCGTCAGTCACCCAGGACGTGCAGCAGCTCGCCGCGATCACCCAGACGCCGCCGCACTACCTGCTCGGCCAGATGGTCAACCTGGCGGCCGACGCGATCAAGGCGGCCGAGACCGGCCTGGTGTCCAAGTGCGGCGAGCGGTCCCGCTACGCGGGCGAGTCGTTCGAGGAGGTGATGCGCTGCGCGTTCACGCTGACCGGCAGCGCGGCGGCGGCCGACACCTCCGCCGAAGTCGTCTGGGCCGACATGGAAACCCGCAGCGAGGGCCAGCGTGTCGACGCCCTGGTGAAGATGGCCACCCTCGGCGTGCCCCGCGAGATCCTGTGGCAGAAGTGGGGCGCGACGCCGCAGGAGATCGATGAGTGGAACGAGCTGCTGGCCGCCAGCGCGTCCGAGACCGTCGAGATCCAGCCCGCCCTGCCGCGCGGCGTCAAGGCGGCCCCGGCGGATACCGCGCCGCCGCAGCCCGACGCGCTCGCCGTCAACCCGTCCGCACCGCCAGCGCCAGCCCCGGCGCAGTAAGCCTCTGAGAGGAACAGCAGATGACCACACCACCGACCGGCCCCGGCGCCCCGGCACCGGCACCGGCACCAGGCCCAGTGCCCCCCGCGCCGCCCGCGCCGCCAGCCCCGGCACCGCCCGCCGGGCACGGCGGCGATGATGACATCACCCGCCTGCGGGCCACGCTGGACCAGGAGCGCCAGGCGCGCAAGGACGCGGAGGTGAAGCTGGCCACCGCGCAGCAGGCCGCCATGACCGACCAGGAGAAGGCGGTCGCCGCGGCTCGCGCCGAGGGTAAGGCCGAGGCGGAGGGGGCGGCGTCACGGCGGCTCGCGGCGGCTGAGTTCCGCGTCGCGGCCAGCGGCCGGCTAGCCAACCCGGACGGGGCGCTCGCCGCGCTCGACCTGTCCAAGCTGGTCGGCAAGGACGGCGAGCCCGACCGCAAGGCGATCGCCGCGCTAGTCGACCAGCTCGCCCCGCCGCAGCCCCAGCAGACGGCCAACGGGCACGTGATCCCGGCCGGGGCACGGACGGCCGCGCCAGCGGCGGCCGGAAACGGTGACTGGCTCCGCAGCGTGCAGCGCGGCCCGCGAGGGGTGCGCGGCTAAGGCGCCCAGCTAGCGGGCACCTGGGGCGTCATGCATACTGGCCGTGTTGCCGGGCGGCGTGATGCTCCTGGCAGCCAGTAGCCGAATCTGGGCGCTTCACTAGGCGTGATGCCGGGCCGGGACTGCGCGAGGCGTGATGCCAGCGGGGGCCAGGTGGCGCGGAAAGCGGCGTGACCTGTTCATGCCGTCACGCTGGAGCGCTGCCATGACCACACCCCCAATCGCCCCGCTGGACTTCTCGGGCCTGATCCCGATCGAGTACAGCACGCAGATCATCCAGGAGGCTTTGCAGCGCTCAGCGGTGCTGCAACTGGCCAACCTGGTCCCGATGGGCACCGGCATCGCCGAGATGCCGGTCCCTACCTCCCTGCCGCAGGCGGGCTGGGTCTCCGTGGCGGGCGGCCGCAAGCCGTACACCGCGCTTGGCCTGGGCACCAAGACCCTGCACGCCGAGGAGGTCGCGGCCGTGACCGCGATCCCCGACGTGTACCTCGAAGACGTGTCGATCAACCTGTGGGGCTGGGTACGCCCGCGCCTCGCCGAGGCCATCGCGATCGCCATCGATGAGGCGATCCTGTTCGGCCACAACAACCCGGCCACCTTCCCGGCCGGCGGCGTGCTGGACCCCGCGTACAGCATCGCGACCCCGGCGGGGTTCGACGCAGCCGACACGGTGAACAACGCGATGGCCGCCGTCGAGGCGCAGGGTCTCCAGGTCAACGGCGACGCCGCCGACCTGACCGTCAAGGGGATGCTCCGCGGGCTGCGTGACTCCCAGGGCGCGCTGCTGCTCGGCTTCGACCAGATTAACGGCCGCGACACGCAGACGCTGTGGGGCCAGCCGATCACCTACACGCCGTTCATCACGGGCAACACCAACTTCATCACGGGCGACTGGTCCTCGCTGGTCGTCGGCGTGCGGCAGGACATCCGCTACCTGATGGACCCCAGCGGCGTCATCGTGGACGACACGGGCGCGGTGGCGATCTCCGGGTTCCAGGACAACACCACGCCGCTGAAGGTGTGGGCGCGGTTCGCCTGCACCATCATCAACCCGGTCACCCGCCAGGTCCCGGCCGGCGCCAAGCCGTTCGCGCAGACCAAGCTCGCCGGATGGGTGCCGCCCGCCGCAGCGACGTCACAGGCGGGCACTCACGCGCCGGCCAAGTCGGGCACCGCGCAGAAGCCCGCGTAAGCCGTGACGAGCCCGGCGGTGCCGTGGCAGGAGTGGGCGCCCCCGCTGGACCCGCCCACGGACGGCGGCCTGCCCGCTGACCAGGCCGCCGCGATCGCCGACCAGTGGTGGGACACCGACCCGCACATGTGCGCGGCGATCCAGTGGGAGGCGTACGCGGCGATGCTGCCGCCAGCCGTCCCGGTCGCGCAGGTCACGACCGGCGCGCAGAACGTGAGCTACAGCCCGGCGTCCGCGCCGGGCCAGCTCGGGGCGGCGATGGCGCGCGCGGCGTGGCACCGCTCGTTCGTCACGGGTGAGCTCGTCTCCGTGCGGATGCACGCGCACCACCCGCCCGCCTGGGGCTACTACGAGGGGCACTACTGGCCGGTCACGGAGGCGCCGTGATGATGCCCGGCCTGCTGCTCGGCACCGACACGGTGGTCCTGTACCCGGCCGCCACGGGTGCGGACGAACACGGGTGGGCGCAGCCCGGCGCTGACCCGTACTGGACCGGCCCCGGCAGCCTCCAGCTGACCCCCGGCCCGTCCGACCCGCAGGCCGCCGCCGGAGGCGGCCACGGACCCTACGAGCCGCAGGCCGCGCTTCAGGGCCAGCTCTACCTTCCGCCGGACTGCCCGCTCGAGGAAGGCTCGGCGGCCCTCATCCGGGGCCAGTGGTTCGCCGTCTCCCGCGCCCGCCTGGTCACCGACCCGACCTGCCCGCCCGGCGAGGGCATCTCGTGCTGGGCCTGCGCCGTGGCGGGCACCGCTGGCTGGGAGGCGCCCGATGCCGGCTAGGTCAGTGTTCACCGTGACGCACCCGAACGCGCCGATGGAGGCGGTCGACCCCGACATCTTCCTGATCGCGTTCGACCTGTCGGACAAGGCCAGGGCGGGCAGCCCGTACCACACCGGCAATCTCGCCGACGGCTACCACTACGTGCGGCTGGGCACCGCCCACTACGCGGTGCGCAACGGCGTCCCCTACTGGCGGTTCGTGGAGTTCGGCTTCCGGCGCCCCGACGGCACCCCCGAGGCGGCGCGGCCCGCGTTCGGCCGGGCGCTGCACGAGGCCCGCGTCAGGTGGGGGGCGCTGCGATGAGCTACCCGGTCACCGCCCAGCCCGACCTGGAGAAGTTCGTGGTGGAGTGCCTCGTGCCGCTGCCCGGCGTGACCTGCTTCGCCTACTCCTCAGCGCAGCTGGACCTCGCGGGCTGGCTGTGGTCCTACATGATCCAGGTCGACGCGCGGGCCGGGCGCAAGGCCGCCGCCCGCGACCTGGCCGAGTCCGCCCGCCAGGTGATGGCCGGGCTGACGTCCGCGCCCCCCTGGGACGCCGGGACGGTCAACTACGTGCGCGCCGAGGCCGGCGCTTTCTGGAATCCCGACCCGGACGGCGGGCCGCGCTACACGGCCCGCTACGAGGTGCGGGTGCATCCCTCGCGTGACGCCTGGCGGCCCGCGACCCCCAATCCCCGGCGCGCGACCGCGACGCCGGCCGACCCCCGCAAGGAAGGGATCAGGTCATGACGACTCCCGTCTATGAGCTAGACCCGGCCGAGGTGCAAGTTGGCACCAGCAACGGCCCCGGTCTCTACGTCGCGCCAGTCGGCACCACCCCGCCCGCCGACACCTCCACGGCGCCCGCCGCGCCGTGGGAGATCCTCGGCTACATCTCCGACGACGGCCCCACGGTCGGCTCCAGCACCACCACGCAGGACATCAAGCCGTGGCAGTCACGCTCGCCGATCCGCACGGTGGTCACCGAGCGCACGATGACGGTGAAGTTCATCCTGTGGCAGATCAACGAGCAGACCCTCGCGATGTACTTCGACGCCGACGTGCCCACGGCCGTCGCCGGGGCGTTCAAGCTGGAGGTCCGCACGGACGGCGACCAGCACCTGTACGCGATCATGGTGGACACCGCCGACGGCCCCCGCGCCATGCGGGTGATCTTCCACCGCGCGTCGCTGTCGGACGCCGCCGACATGCAGATCCAGTCCGGCGCCGCCGTGCCGCTGGAAGTCACCCTGACCGCGCTGGACGACGCGGGCGTGCTCGCCGACGTCCTGGTCGGCCCGTCCGCCGACGTCGGCATGAACGGGCAGATGCCGGAGACCACCAAGACCAGCATCACGACCGGGAAGGGCGCCAGCTCGTGACCCCGCCGAGGGCGGCGGCGGCGGACCTCGACCTGGACCTGTACGACCTGAGCGCGGCGGCCAACGCCGCGCTGGCCGAGGCGATCGAGCGGCCGTTCCGCTTCACCTACAAGGGCGTCATCTACGAGCTGCCCAACCAGAAGCTATGGCCGCTGTCGGCCATGGAGGACACCAAGGGCGACATCGGCACGTTCCTGACCGGGATCGGCGCCAAGCCCGAGGTGTACGAGGGCCTGGCGGCGGCCGGGCTCGTGGTGGGCGAGCTGCACCTGCTGATGGAGGCGGCCGCAGCGGACGCAGGGGTCGGGAACCTCCCAAACTCCAAGCGGCCAGCGCGGCCCGGTTCGACCCGGACGTAGAAGCGGCAATGCTGGCCGCGTACGGGGTCGACGTGCTCGACCCCGGCACGTCGCTTCGCCGTGTCCACGTACTGCTGGAGCGGCTGCCCCCGCATGCCCGCCGGGGCGGCGAGCAGTGGTCGACCGAGGCTGAGCTGATGGCCAGCCTCATCGATCACGTCGCGGTGCTGACCTACGTGACGCTGAAGGCCAACGGCGCGAACGCGTCCAAGCCCAAGCCGGTCGAGCGGCCCCCGATGCGCAGGCGGCCCCAGCCGAAGGCCAGGGCGCCCCGGCCGCGCCGCCCGCTCGGCAAGGAGCAGCACGACGGCGACGAGCAGACCGGCAGCTGGGCGGACGCCATCGAGGCGATCGCCGGGTCGCCGGGAGTGCGGGTGAGCGGCGATGGCTGAGTACAGCTACGCGGGGCTGTCGGTCGTCGTCCGGGCGGTCACCGAGCCGATGACCGCCGCGATCCGCAAGGACGCGGTCGCGGCGGGCGAGGCGGCGTCGCTGGCGCTGGAGAAGACGATCTCGGCCGGGATCAGGAACGGGCTGCGGGCGGGCTGGTCGGACACCGCGTCGCGCAGCGCGGCCAGGGCGGCGGCGACGGCCGCGGCGGCGGAGTTCGGCGCGGCGATGACGGAGGGCGTCGCGAAGGCCGGGGCGGCGGCCGGGGAGGCGCTCGGGTCGATGAAGGCTCCCGCCGCCAGGTCGGCCAAGGCCGCAGCGGCGGCGGCGGGCGAGACGTTCAGCAAGACGCTCGTCCCGGCCGTCGCAGCGGCCGGCAGGGCGGCCGCTGACGCGATGGCGGGACCGATGACCGCCGGGGCCGAGGCGGCCGGGGCCGAGGCGGGCGCAGCGGCGGGCCGGGCGTTCGCCCTGACGATGGGCCGGCGCATGAAAGCGATCACCGCAGGCCCCGACCTGGGCGGCTGGGCGGCGGGTGCCGAGGCGGCCGGGGCGAAGGCCGGGGCGGGGACGGGCGAGGCGTTCAACGCGGCCCTGGCCGCCAGCATGAAGGCCGGCGGCGCGGGCGCCGCCTGGACCTGGCGGGCCGAGGTGATCCCCGGCATGGCCAAGGCGGGAGGCATGGCCGCCATCACGGCGGGCGACGCGATGGATGCCGGGCTCAGGACCCGCATGTCGGTCCTGGGCCGCGAGGCGGGCGCCCGGTTCACCGCCGCGATGGACGAGATGATCCGGCCCGGCATGGCTAGGGTCGGGGCGTCGGTCAAGACCGGCATGAAGCACGTGGCCAGCACGGCGGGCAACGCGGTCAAGGCGGTCGGCCTGGTCGCCGGAGTGCTCGGCGGCGGGTTCCTCGGCTACGCCATCAAGGCGGGCGTCGCCTACAACGTGCTGTACCAGAAGTCACAGAAGGCGTTCGAGACCATCCTGGGCAGCCAGAAGGCCGCCGACAAGATGATGACGAACCTGGCCAAGTTCGCCAAGACCAGCCCGTTCCCCCGGCAGACGTTCATCACCGCCACCCAGCAGATGCTCGGCTTCGGGGTCAGCGCCAAAAACGTCATCCCCACGCTGAGCGCGGTGCAGGACGCCGTGGCGGCGGTCGGCGGGAACGCCAACGACATCCTCGGCGTGGTCAACGTGCTGGCCAAGGTCCAGTCACAGGGCAAGTTCACCGCCCGCACCCTCAACGAGATGGGCATACGCGGCATCGACGCCGCCACCCTGATCGGCAAGGGCATGAACATGACCTCGGCCCAGGTCCGCAAGGCGATCACGAAAGACACGCTGAACTCCCAGACCGCGATGACCGTGCTGGTCCAGCAGATGCAGATCCGCTACCGGGGCGCGGCGGCCGGGCTGAAGTCGACGTGGACCGGCGCGAAGCAGTCGATCCAGGCCGCCATGCGCGACATCGGCTCGGCGCTGGTGGAGCCGTTCATCTCCAAGAAGGGCGGCGGCCTGGCCATCCAGTGGGCGAACAAGCTCGGCAAGGTGCTGTGGAAGCTGGAGCCGCTGGTGCAGCCGCTCGCCGACGCGCTCATGGTGTCGCTGGCGCCCGCGATCAACGCGGTCAACAAGGCGATCGACTGGCTGCTCAACCAGGTGGACAAGCTGTCGGGCGCCAACATGAAGACCGCCACCGACGCGGTGAAGAAGTTCGGCGCGGCGGCCCTCGGGGTGGGCGTCGCGCTCAGCGCCATCACGGCGAGCAAGTTCCTGGCCGGCATCCCGCTGATCGGCGACGTCGTGACCGGGCTGCTCGGGCCGTTCACCGAGCTGGCCGGGCTCATGCTCGACATCACCAACCCGATCGCCTGGGTGGTCGACGGGATCATCCTGATCGTCGTGGCCAGCTCCAAGCTGCGGGCCTCGCTGAGCCAGTTCGGCAAGGCGTTCATGAAGGACATGCGGCCCGTGCTGACCCAGATCGTGGCCGGGTTCAAGGAGCTGTGGCCCTACGTCTGGAACCTGGCCAAGACCATCGGCGACAGCCTCACGCCCGTGGTGCAGCACCTCACCAAGTTCCTCAAGCCGCTCGGCGTGCTGCTCGCCCTCATGGCGCACGTGATCTTCAAGGAGCTGGCGATGGAGGCGAAGTTCCTCGCGCCCGTGCTCAAGGTTGCGTTCCGCATCATCGGCGACGTGCTCATCTGGCTCATCGACGGGCCGCTCACCTGGCTGGTCAAGGCGATGATCTGGGTGTTCATCAAGCTGAAGTTCTTCACCGACCACACCAAAGTGGTCTTCACCACCATCGCGCGCGTGCTGTTCGGCATCTGGCGGCCGTTCGAGGCCGAGACGGTGCGGATCTGGAACGCCGTGGTGGGCGCGCTGACCGTCGCCTACAAGGCGGTCGCCGGGGTCGTGATGGCCATCGTGCACGCGGTCACGACCGCCTGGAACGCGGTGTGGGCCGCCTCGGTCGCGGTGTGGAACGTGATCGTGACCGTGATCAAGCTCGCGCTGGCCGTCATCGGCTTCGTGATCAACGTGTGGCTGATCCTGGTGCGGGCGATCTTCCTGGCCGCGTTCGAGATCTGGCGGGGGATCTTCCGCACCTTCTGGGGCTGGATCGGCCCGTATGTCATGGCGGTGTTCCGCGCGCTCGTCGCGGTGATCAAGTTCTTCATGGCGCCGATCGTGCTGATCATCACCGCCGCCTGGACCCTGATCCGCATCGCGGTGACCGCCTCGGTGAACTGGCTGAAGACCGCGATCCCGGCCGCCTGGCACTGGATCACCGCCGTGACCGCCAGGGCGTGGAATGACATCGCAGCGCCCGTCTCGCACTGGTATCACAACGTGGTCGGCTGGGTAAAGACCGCGCTGAACTGGATCAAGGGCGCGTCCTCGGCGGTGTGGAGCTGGGTCACGTCCAACACCGCCCAGGCGTGGAACGCGACCGGCGCGGTCGTCCTGTCGTGGTACCACAACGTGGTCGGCTGGCTGACCGCCGCGTTCAACTGGGTCAAGTCGAGGCTGGCCGCCGCGTGGCGCTGGGTGTCCGACACCACCGCGACCCTGTGGGGCAAGATCGCCGCGCCGCTGCTCGGCTTCTGGAACGTCATCAAGACGCCGCTCACCAAGATGATGGACTGGATCAAGGGGCTGTTCTCCGGCGCCTGGGCCGCAATCGTGTCCGCCGCCACCGGCGTTGGCGGGGACGTGCTCCGCGTGCTGAAGTCCGGTTTCGAGACGGCGTGGAAAGACATCAGCTCGTGGGTTAAGGCGCAGATCGTTGACCCGATCATCGGGGCGGTGCGGCGCTGGTTCCACATTCCCGGCGGGAGCGGCGGCGGCGGGGCCGCCACGGGCCGCGCGGGCGGCCCGCAGGGCGGCGGAGGCGCCTCCGTGGCGGCGGCGGCGGCCGGAGGCGCGGCCGGGGCGGCGGCGGCCGGAGGCGGCGGCGGCGGCGGGAGCCTGTGGGGCAACGTCGGCGACATGTTCAAGGGCATGCTGCACGACGTGGTGTCCGCCAACCCGGTCGAGACGGCCGAGCACGTGTTCGGCTCGATGGCCAAGGCGCTGGGCTGGATGGTGGTCCGGGGCGTGGTCGCGGCGAACTCGCTGCCGCTGGAGGCAATGAGCGTGCTGGAGAAGATCCCCGGCGTCCAGGCCGCGATGGGCTGGCTGGGCTCCGGCCTGTCGGGCGCGTGGAACTTCGCCAAGGGCCTAGCCGGCCTCGGCGGCGGCGGCGGCCTGGTCTCGCGGGCGCTCGGGTTCGGCGGGCACCCGTACGTGTGGGGCGGCGGCGCCAACCCGGCCACCGGGTTCGACTGCTCGTCATTCGTCAACATGGTCGCCGGGATGGCGGGCCTGCCGATCCCCGGCGGGTTCCGCGCGCCGAGCTCGCAGCACGGGCCGGTCACCACGAACTGGCTCGGCTACGGCGGGCTGACCACCGTCCCCTACGACTCGATGATGCCGGGCGACCTGTACATCAACACAGGCCATATGGGCATCGTCACCGGGAAGGGCACCGGGTTCGCGGCCCGCTCGACCGCCAGCGGCACCGGGGCGCAAAGCGTACCGCGGGGCGTCTACACGATCCGCCGGTTCCCTGGCGGCGGCGGAGTCGGCGGCGGCGTGGCGGGCAGCGCCGACGTGCTCGCCCAGGCCCTCGCCGGGCTGCTGAGCCAGAGCCAGGGCCTCGTGCCGGTCATCGCCGGTTCGTCCAGCCAGAACCTGGAGACGATCGCCCGCTACATGGCCGGGCACGGCTGGAGCCTGCCGGGCGCGGCCGGCGTCGCGGGTAACGTCTGGCGCGAGTCGCTCGGTGACCCGCTGTCCTACGGCAGCGGCGGGCGCGGGCTGATCGGCTGGACGCCGCCTAACACGCTGCCTAACTCGGCGTTCATCGCGGGCAACCCCTCGGCGTCCCTGTCGCGGCAGCTGCCGCTCGTCAACTCGTTCTTCCGGGGCAACATGGGCCGCTACTGGTCCCTGGCCAACGCCCAGTCCGACGCGGGCCGCGCCGCGCTCGTCATCATGAACATGGGCGAGCGCCCGGCGGGCTCTAGCCAGTCCAACCCGTTCTACGGCGGGTCGGGCACCAGCGCGGGCAGCTCGCGGGCCGCGATGGCCCGCAACATCTTCGAGCTGCTGCGGCAGTCGGCCACGGTCAAGATGGCGAGCGGCGGCGTGATCCGCGAGCCGGTCGCGGGCCTCGGCGCGTCCGGCACCCGCTACCTGCTCGGCGAGGCCGGGCCCGAGGGCGTGCTGCCCGCCAAGCTGCTGGAGTACCTGCGGCGGCTGCTGGCCAGGATGGCGGCGGCCCGCGCGCCGAAGGGCGCGAACCTCGGCAACGTGTGGGCCGGGTCGCCGCTGCCCGCCGTCACCGCAGCGCCCAAGCAGGCCGCTGCGAAGACCGTCAAGGCGCACACGGCTGCCAGCGAGGCGGTGCGGCTCGCGGCGATCGCGGCGGCGGCGGCGGCCAAAGCGGGCGGCGCGACGACCGGGGCGGCGGCCAGGGCGGCGAAGGCGGCGCACACGGCGGCCGTGGCGGCGGCGAAGGTGGCCGCGACGATCGCGGCGCGCGCGGCGAAGGTGGCCGCGACCAACACGGCGGCGATGGCGCGGACCGTGGCCGACAACGCCGAGCGGCTGGCGAAGGCGGCGGCCGAGAACACCGCCCGGCTGGCCAAGGCGCAGGCGTCGATCGCGGCGCGCGACCAGCGCGCCGCGTCTGACAATGCCGCCCGCAACGCCAAGACCCGCACGGAGAACACGGCCGCGCTCCAGCGGGCGGCGCAGACCAACGCCGCTGAACTCGCCAAGGCGCAGGCCCACCAGTACGCCAACGCGAAGGCGCGGCAGAACGCGCTGAGCAAGGTGAGCATCGACAACGCCGAGCGGCTCACCAAGGCGCAGAGCGCCAACGCGGCCCGGCTCGCGAAGGCGAACACCAGCGACGCCAACGCGCTGGCCAAGGCGCAGATCAACGATAACTCCGCGCTCGCCAAGGCGAAGGCGGGCAACACCGCCAACCTCGCCAAGGCGGAAGCGGCCAACACCGCCGCGCTGGCCAAGGCGCAGGCGACCGCGCTGGAGAACCTCGAGAAAACCGGGATCAGCGCGGCCGAGGCAATGCGTAGGCTCGCCGCGCAGACCGCCGGGATCGTCGCGGCGGCGGCGGGCAAGCCGGTCAAGCCGACGCTCGGCAACGTCCGGGTGCGCCTCCACCCCCGGCTCGGCGGCATGCGGGTCACGCCGGGGCTCGTCTCGACCGGCCCCGTGGCGATCCACGACCAGCTCGCCGATGAGGCGGCGCGCAAGAAGGCGATCGTGGAGGCCGAGCACGAGGCGGCGCTGCGCAAGGCGGCCGAGCGGGCTCGCCGCGGCCTGGTGACCGTCAACGTGTACCCGCGCGCAAGCCAGTCCGAGACGGAGATCGCCGCCGCCGTCTCGCGGTCGCTCGGCTGGGCGGCACAGGGAGGTGCACATTGAGCGATCCGGGCTGGACGTGGACCGCAAGCCCGCCGGTCACCTGGGACGGGCTCGCCCTCAACCCGCTGGCCGACGACGCGAACGGCGTGCTGTGCGTCGTGGAAGACGTCACCGGCTGGTATGACTCACCGGACTACGACGGGCACGACACGGCGCTCGTGCTGTCCGACGGGTCGCTGACCGGGCCGAAAACGGCGGCGGCGCGCACCGTGACGATCAACGGCTCGGCGGTCGGCCCGCCGCCCGCCCTGGCGCTGTTCCGCGACCAGCTCGTCACCCGCGCCGCCAGGCTGGTCCCCGCTGACCTGATGATCCCCGACGCGGCGGGCCGCTACATGACCGCGAGCGTGCGGTGCGACAGCGATGGGTTCAAGCACACGTTCAGCGGGCCGGGGCTGTTCGCCTGGCAGCTCACCCTGACCGCCGCCGACCCGCGCAAGTACGGCACCTCCTATGACGGGAACCTGGCCCCGGTCAGCGTGGGCACCGGGTGGCGCTATGCCCAGGCGGGCGACTGGCGGGTCGGGGTGACGGTCCCCGCCAACGGTAACGCCCCCTACGACTGGGTGATGACCATGCTGGGGCTCGTGCCGACCGGCGGCGCCGTGTCGCACAACGCGTTCTGCTATACCTACAACGGCGGCAGCGCCACGTCCCTGGTCCTGAGTTCCTACGTCGGCGCCAAGCTGGTCGACAACGGCGACGTGGCGCTGCTGCTGCTCGTCGCCGACCGGCCGGTCAAGGTGCTGACGGTCACCGACACCCAGGGCAACGTCTACACCGAGGCGTACGTGAGCACGGCGGCCGGGCGGCAGCATCACATCTGGCTGTGCCCGAACGCGAAGGCGATGACGCAGGCGGCGGCGGACAAGGTGACCGTCACCACCGATGTCGGGTGGGTCGGCACCGCGCAGGTGACCGGCTTCAAGGGCGTCGTCGGGCAGCTCATGGCCGCCGCGACCTCTAGCGGGCACTCTGACATCCCGAACGCGTCGCTGTGGCTGCCGCAGCAGACCGCGGTCGTGCTCGCCAGCCTGTCCGGCCCGAGCGGGCTGGCGTTCCTCACTCCGCCAGGCGGCGTCTGGACGCCTTACGAGCTGCTCGGCACGGGCAACCTGTACTCGGTCGGGCTGCGCACCGGCCTGCTGACCGCCCCGGTCTGGCCGGTGGCGAACAACGTGCGCGGGTACAAGCGCCTGTACGGGGACAAGGTGCTGGCCAACACCCTCGTGCTGGAGAACGCGGGCAACGTGCCCGCGCCGGTCCTGCTGAACTACCTGGGCGACCTGGGCACCTCGCGGCTGGTCGACAATGCGACCGGGAACACGATCTACCTGGCAGCGGTGCCCGGCCAGGCGCAGGTCACCGTCGATTCCGAGACGCTGAACGCGTGGGCGCCGGGCGGCGTGTCGCGCGCGTCCTACGTGCTGCCCGGATCGGCGCCGCTGATGGTGCCCGCGACGGGCTCGGCCACCTGGACGCTGTACTCCACCGGGGCCGGGCAGGTCACGGCGCAATGGTCGGCGGCATGGCAATAGCCCCGCCGTCACTGCGGCCCGTCCCGCTGCCCGGCGCATGGCGCTTCTGGGCCGACATGATCGTGACCGGGCAGCCACTCGGGCCGGTCACCTGCACCGCGTTCACCGGCTCACGGCTGCTGTCCGGGTTCGGCACCGGGTCGGTGACCGTGCCGTCCGGGTCGACGTCACTGCCGCCCGACCGGCTGCTGCGCCTGTGGTCGTGGCGGCTGTGGGTCTTCTACAACGGCAAGCCGGTCTGGTGCGGCGTCCCGAACGGCATCGCCGACCAGGCGGCGGGCACCGTGACGCTGACCCTGACGGAGCTGCCCGGCTACCTGTCGAAGCGGGCGCTCGACGTGGTGGGCGGCGTCACCTACACGCAGGCCGAGCAGACGGCGATCGCGGCGTTCCTCGCGCAGCCCCTCGCCGACGTCGGCGTGAGCGTCCTCACCGACCCCGGCCCCGGCTACCTGCGCGACGCGTTCTTCGACTACCTAGCCAGCACCGACCGCGCCCAGCTGCTCACCACGTTCGCGACGTCGCTGTCCGCGCCGGAGTTCCGCGCCGAGTACTACACCGACGCCGGGGGACGGCCGCACTGCCGCCTGCGCATCGTCTACCCGCGCGTCGGCGCGGCGACCGGGCTGGGGCTGATCGTGCCCGGCAACGCCACCGACTACAGCGGCACGTGGGACAGTGACCGGCTGCGGACCCGCACCTTCGCCACCGGCACAGTGCCCGCGGGCGCGGCCTCGGACGCGACCGCGCCCGTCGTCGTGGTCGACCTTCCGCAGGCCGACCTGCCCCGCCTCGACGCCATCGATGACTACCAGGACGTCTCCCTGGTCTCAACGCTGACCGCGCGCGCCAACACCGCCGCCGCCCAGTACGCCGCGCCCGCCGTGTCGATCAGCGGCACGCTGCCCGCCTCGCTGCCCGCGCTCGGCACCTACGACCCCGGCGACGACGTGTCCCTACTCGTCTCGGACCCGCTGCTGCCCGGCGCGCTTGTCGGCACGGCGCGGCTGACGCAGATGGACATGGACGCGGCGGCGGGCACGGTCGCGCTCACCGTCGCCGTCAGCCAGCCCGCGCCGAAGGCCCGCGACACGCTGACCGCCCGCCTATGGGGCGGCACCGTGCAGATGGCGCGGATGACCCACAAGAACCTGGCGCCCGTAGCGGCGCAGCAGACCGACACACCAGGAGGCACTCCATGACCACGCCGAGCGGGCTTCTCGCCTGGGGCCAGGCCGGGGAGTACAACGCCGTGGACGACCGCAGTGTCATCACTGCGCTCGCCAACACCCGCAACGGGGTCGTCATCGCGGCGGCGCTGTCGGCCGGCTCCGGCCTGGTGGTGAACATCGCCTCCGGCTGGCTGGCCGTGGCGAACTGCGGCGACGGCACGTGCGCGGTGATCGGCAGCCGGGTCGCGCAGTCCGTGACCGTGCCCGCCGGGCCGTCCTCGGGCAGCCTGACGTCCTACATCTGGGCCGACGTGAACCCTGACTCGGCGCTCTACACGGTCAACGTGATCACGCCCGCGCAGGCCGCCGGCCGCTCGGGCGTGCTGCTCGGCACCGTCATCGCGAACGCGGGCAACAACACCTCCGCGTCCATGACGCTGACCTCGGCGGCGCCGAGCTTCGCCACCGTCGACGGCGTGAACATCGCCACCGTGGAGACCGGGGGGGCCGCCTACCTGTACGCCACCAAGTCGGGCATGCTCTACGTTGAGTCGCGTAACCCGCCCGCCGCCGCCGGGACGCTCGTCTGCTCGCTTCAGGACGGGCTGCACCGCAGCGCCGCCACCGCGACGGACGGCGTGTCGATCACCCCGAAGTGGACCATCCAGCAGGCCGACATGGTGGCCTGGTCGCACTACCGGCTGTGGACCTCCGGCGTCGGCCACGCGCCCAACCCGGCCGCCGCGTTCTGGTTCGACGTCAGCCTGAACGGGGTCGGCTTCGCGCGGGTCACCTTCCCCTCAGGCACCTACCCGGCGGGCACCACGTTCAACTTCTGGTGCGAGGCGCACGCCCAGCTCGACACCGGGGCGGTCAACGCGTTCGTCACCATCAAGGTCGACCTCACCGCCGCGTCGCTCGGCTCGTACACCACCGTCGCGTCGATCATCAACCAGCCGATCCCTAAGTCGGCAAGCTTCATGGTGGTCCGCACCAACCTCGCCCAGGTGACCGGCGGGTCGGCGGACACCTGGTCATCGGTGTTCCAGCGTGACGGCGGGCAGGACCCCACGGCGCAGATAACGCCGTAGCGTAGGGGGCGACCGCACCGCCGCGAGAAAGGACCCCACCGTGACCGATGACGACGACCCCCGCATCGAGCCGGCCCCCAACCCGGAACCGCCGCCGGAGCGCCAGGCCGAGAACTGGAACCGGCCCGGCGACCGCGACGAAGACGAGGACGGGGCAAGCGAGCGGTGAGCCTCAAGCGCGTATGGATCGGCTCGCCGAATTACTCGAGCAGGGGCGGCTCGGCCGTGCGCCTCATCGTGCTGCACACGTCCGAGGGCGCCCAGACCTACCAGTCGCTAGGTTCCTATTTCCAGGGGCCAGTTGAGGCCAGCTCGCACACCGGCATCGACAACGCGGTGCGCGGCACGATCGGCGAGTACGTCAAGCGGGGCAACAAGGCGTGGACTCAGGCCAACGCCAACCCGTCGTGCGTCTCCGCCGAGCTGTGCACCCCGGCCGGGGCCGCCGCGGGCTGGTCCCGCGACTACTGGCTGAACCAGCAGCGGACCCTGCTCGACAACGCCGCCGACTGGGTGGCGGAGGAGGCGGCCGCGTTCGGCATCCCCATCGTCGGCCTCAGCGATAGCCAGGCACAGGGCGGCGGGCGCGGCGTGTGCCAGCACATGGACCTCGGGAGCTGGGGCGGCGGTCACTCCGACTGCGGCGGCGGCTTCCCGATCGACTACGTTCTCGACAAGGCGGCGGGCGGCGGCGGCGAGGCCGCGCCGATCGAGCCAGAGCAGGAGGAGGAGGAGCCAATGCTGCTAACCGGCATGCTGGAGCCCGGCGAGACCACGACCGTCCCATTCCCCAAGAAGTCGTTCGATCGCGTAATGCTGTTCCACACGACTCCCGACGTCGGGTGCCCGGTGCGGTGCACCTTCCACTCGGCTGACGGCCCGAACAACGGCAACAGCATCGTGACCGTCAACGTGACCGACAACGGGGTCGGCGGGCAGGCGTTCCCGCACCCCGCGACCACCGACGTCGCCTCGATGACGAACAACGGCGGCGTACGCGTCGCCTGGACGCTGTACTACGGCGGATAGCCGGCCGGCCCGCTACCCTGGCAGGGAAAAGCCCGCCCGGTGCCCCCGAGGCAGACCGGGCGGGCTTTCTACGTCCCGCGCTGGCTAGGTGCGCAGCCTCCAGCGCCCGGCGTACAGGTCGCCCTCGACGTAGTGCAGCCACTCGCCGCTCACCGGGTGGTAGGCGTCATACAGGTAGTCGCCGTCGATGAACCGCACGTCCCACCCGGCGGCCGTGAGCGCGTCGGACAGGTGGTCGTCGGCGTTGTTGCCGAAGAACGCCACCCCCGACGACGGCGGCTGGAACGCGTTCAGGATCTTCGCCAGCGCCGCGAGGGTATCGGGCTTCAGGTCCCGCACCCGCTCCAGCGTGACCTCGTAGCCGGTCCAGAAGCTATCCAGACCTCCGCCGCCCTTCGGCTTCTCGTGCTCGCCCACTAGTTCCCCTCTCCTGTTGCCTGGGCGGCGGCCGCCGCCAGTTCCTCGTCTGTGGCCGGGCCGAGCGGGTACTTCAGCCGCCATGACTCGCTGCCGATGAACGGCACCACCCGTTCCAGTTCCCGGCGGCAGTGCGGGCACGTGAACCGGTCGCCGGGCACCTTGTGGTGGATCGCGTGGCCGAGGGCCTGCCGGGCGGGCACCAGGCGCAGGCACGCCGGGCACCTCATCGGGTTCATGAACATCCGCAGCACGTAGCGCCGCTGCCCGTCTATCGTGCTGGACGGCCCTGCGGCGGTCAGCAGCTCGCGCTCCGGCTCGGTCAGCTCCCCGAACCGCCGTTCCCAGTCCGCGAGCTGCCCCGCGGTGAGTGCGTCGTCGGCCATCAGTTCATCTCCCCTGTCTGGACTCGGGCATCGGGGCGCGGGCCGAGGGCGGCGCCGGTCAGCAGCGTGACCATGCGGTCGAGCGCCTCCACGACGATCCCGGCCGCCTTGGTCTCTGGGTCGTCCGGCGCCATGACGCGCCGCACCACCCCGATGTGGCCCCGCTTGTGCTCGGCCTGGTAGGTCCAGCCGTCCCGGTCGACGGCCACGCAGGCGCGGACCTCCACCGCGTCGGGGTGCTGGTACAGCCGGTGGTCGGCGGCCATCTTCTGCACCCGCCGCCACGCGTGGTGGTCGTTCATCGAGGGCTCAGGCCACACGGTCCACCCCTCGTGCAAGAACGCCACCGCGTGCAGCGTGCCGTGCTCGGTCGGCTCCCGGTCAGTGATGCCGCACATGGCCATCACCTCGGCGATCCTCTCCAGCCCGGCGGCGGTCCCGCCGAACGCCTCCCACTGGAGGCGGGGCACCTGCACCGGGACCATGGTGACGACCCGGCCCGCCACGTAGACGCGCAGCAGCTCCGGGTCGGCGTCCCACACCTGGGAACGCTCCACCATGTCCGCCAGCGCGTGGGAGATCGCCTTGTTGAGCTGGCTATGGATCATGACGGGCCGCCGCTCAACGGGACCACGGACGGCGGGCCGACCGGCACCTTGTCGATCTCGGCGAAGTGGGCCACGGTGCCGTCCGACAGCCGCGCCTGGTACCCCTTTTTCAGGTACTCCACCGCCGCAGCGAGGGCCTCCACCGGGTCGTTGAACCACAGCTTGCGGATGTTTTCCGCGTGCCCCCCCTTCCACACGATCGCCGCGAATTGCGTAACCGGGTCGCCGTCACCGCGTCCGTAGGCGGCTTGTGGTGACTTCTGCGGGTTCTTGGCGGTGGTCATCGGAGATCCTTTCGGGGTAATCCAATTCCGTCCCGTCGACGGAATTGCGGTGTGCTTCCAGCCCTCTCAGCAGGGCCGCGTTAACGCTTACGCCCAGCCGGTCGGCGTAGTGCTCATACCAGCTGAGCAGGTCCGACCCGGAGGTGAACCGTAGTGACGTCGGCGGTCCCTGCTTGCCCATGGCGGCGCCTCCTGTTGGCGTGGTCACTGGCGTTTGGCCCTCTTACCGAATGGCGGGGGACCGAATGTGGTGGCATCGGTGGTGAACACGGGTTCCCTTTCTCGTGCGGCCCGGTAAATGGCGTCCGGGGCCATCCGTATAGGCTAGTCCTAGTACTACTACGAAAAAAGCCCGTAACGAGGGACATCTCCGCCGGGGTAGTGGTAATAACGAACCCGCATGGAACCATGCGGAGTCGTTATTACCTATACTTCCGGGTAGCCCGAATTACGGTGCCACCACACCCAGGAAGGCATTACCCGAATGAGCGCCACCAGGAAGATGACCGCGCCCGCCGCCACCGCATCCCCCGCGCCCGTAGGCGTCATGCGCGGCTACGCGCGGGTGTCTACCGTCGACCAGCACCCGGAAGTGCAGATAGAGCGGCTGATCGCCGCCGGGATCGCGGCGGGGCAGATCTACGTCGATAAGGGACAGAGCGGGTCGAAGGCTAAGCGGCCCGCGTGGGACCGGCTGATGAACGACATGGAGCCCGGCGACAAGATCGCCGCCGTCCGCCTCGACCGGATCGGCCGGTCGGTGAAGAACCTGTACGACACGATGGAGCTGTTCCGGTCGCGCGGCTGCTACCTGTGGATACTCGACCAGGGCATTGACACCGAGCAGCCCACCGGGATGGGCAAGCTGTTCTTCGGCATCCTCGCGGTGATCGCCGAGTTCGAGCGTGACCTGATCATCGAGCGCACGGTGGACGCGCAGGCCGTCGTGCGGCTGACCGGGAACATGCGCCGCATCGCGGGCGGCGGGCCGCCGCTGGGGTTCCGCGACCCCGGCGGCGCCCCGGACCGGGACTGGGTGCTCGACCCGCGCGCCGCGGACTGGCTCGCGTCCGGGGCGAGGATGGTGCTCGATGATCCCCAGCACCGGGTGGAGACCGCGTTCAAGGCGCTGCCGCCGATGACCGACAGCACGGGCACGCCGGTCAACGTCAAGATGTTCCGCAGCGCGCTGAAGCGCGCCGCCTCGGCCGGCATTATCACGGTCCGCGACGTGGAGATCGGGCTCGCGGAGTGCGGCGGCCCGCTGGATGAGCAGACGTGGAAGCGGCTCAAGGGGATCTTCGCCGCGCGGAGCAGGGGGCGGACGCCCAGCCTGGTCTACTACCCGTTCGGGCCGCTGCTGCGGTGCGCCAAGTGCGGGAACACGCTGACCGGCGAGATCGGCTACAAGGGGCGCCGGATGTACGGGTGCCGCAGCCCGCGCAAGGTCAACGGGACGATGCTCACGCCGTGCCGGGGCGTCTCGGTGAGCGCCGCCGCCGTGGAGGAGCTGCTGCGGGTCACCGTCGAGGAATGGCTGCGCTCCCCGGCCGCCCGCGCGGCCGCCGCCGAGGCGCCGCGCGCGAGCGGGCGGCGCGAGGAGCTGGAGGAGCTGATCGCCGACCAGCAGGACATGATCGCGGAGTTCGCCGCCCAGCGGCTAGCGCGCCACATGCGGGCCGAGAAGTGCGCGGAACTGTCCGGTGAGGCGGCGGCCATGATCGACGCGGCCCGCCGGGAGCTGGACGAGCTGGACGCGCTGGAGGACGACGGCGGCCAGCTTCCCGCCGGGGAAGGCTGGGACGACATGACGGTGCCCGAGCGGCTGCGCGCCGTGCAGCGCGCCGTGGTCACCCCGATCCGGGTGCTGCCGGGCACACCCGGCCCGAAGGCGGTCCCGACGGACGAGCGGCTGCTGATCATCCCGCGCTAGCCTGGCGGAGGCCACGGGCCGGGCCGCCCTGCCGGATCAGGGCCGCCCGGCCCGTGTGCTGTGCGCGGCTGCACGCGGCCCCGTGGCGGCCCCGGCGGGCGCACGGACGCCGGGGCACCCGCACGGCCGCCTACGGGCCGCGTGCAGCCGTACGCGAGGGGGATGGGTGTCTCCCCGTGGTGCCCGGCCGTACGGGCACGCGCCACCCGGTACAGCACCGTAGGGGTTGACACCGATCGATACACAGACGTACGTTGCAGAACTGAACGTTTAACCGCTTGCCGGGGCGCGAGACACACCCCCGGCCGACCGCCGGATGGTCGTTAAAGATCCGAGAACGACCACCGGACGGTCGGTAAAGGCCCGAGAACGCCCCGCTCGGGAGGCGTGAAACCTCCGAGACCCACCCATTGGGCTCCGCCCGGCTCGCAGCGTACACCCCGCGCTGCGGGCCGTGCGGTCACCGATCATCCGTGGAGGATGGGTCTTGACTGCCGCCGTGCCCGACACCGGGCCGCTTTTCAACTACCTGATGCTGCGCCAGTGGCGCTATGACGCCGCGCTGACCCGCGAGCAGGTGTGGGCCGGGACCGGCTGCTCCGTCGCGTGGCTGCGCGACCTGGAGGCCGGCCGCGCCATCCCCAGCCTGGACATGCTCGGGCGCCTGGCGCGCTTCTACGGGCACGAGCCCGGCGAGCTGCTGGCCGGTGCCGGATGATCCCCGCCGAGCGCCTGGCGGCGTTCCGTGAGCGGCTGCGCGAGGCGTTCGCCGCGGCGCCTGGCCGAAGCGCCGACGACCGCGAGGAGGACCGTCAGTTCTTCGCTTCCTGGCGGGCACGGCAGGCCCGTGACGCCGCGCACGTGCAAACGCCCCGTGCAATCACACGGGCAGGCGTCCGTGCAGGTCGGAGGGCATACCAAAATGTGCGGTGAACCAATCATTAGGTATTGTCTGGAAATCGTCTGCGGCCTACCGTCGAACCGGAGGGACGTTCCGGTCAGCGTCCGGAGGTGCAGGAACGGCAGGGGGGCGGTCGCGACATGAGCGTCGCGCGCCACGAGCACGGCAAGGGTCACCGCTACAAGGTCGACGGCCAGTGGGTGCCGGGCGTGACCACCATCCTCGGCAAGACCATGCCCAAGCCCGGCCTGGTCAACTGGTCCGCCCGCTGCGCCGCCGACGAGGCCGTGAGCTGCTGGGATGAGCTGGCGGAACTGCCCGACGAGGTGATCCACAACCGGCTGCTGACCGCTCACCGCCGTGACCTCGACGTGGCCGCCAAGCGCGGCACCGAGATCCACAAGATCGCCGCCGCGCTCAACGACGGCCTGGACGCCGAGGTGCCCGAGGAGCTGGAAGGGCACATCGACGCCTACCGCGACTTCCTGCGCGTCGTACGGCCCGTCCCGCTGCTGAACGGCACCGAGCTCGTCGTGGCGAACCGCACGCACCGCTACTGCGGCACCGTCGACCTGGTGGCCGACCTGCCCGCGCTCACCCTCGGCGGCGAGCACATCCCCGCCGACCGCTGGCTACTCGAGCTGAAGTCAACGCGCTCGAAGATCTGGCCCGAGTCCGCCATCCAGGCGTGCGCCTACACCAAGGCCGAGGTTTTCGTGGACCCCGCCGCGCCCGAGGACGAGCGGCGCATGGAATGGCTCGGCGTCCACCGGACCGGCGTGGTCTGGATCCGCTCGGACTGCTGGGAGTTCCGCCCGGTCAGCACGACCGACGCGACGTGGGACTACTTCCTGTCCCTGCGCTGGCAGTACGACCACCGCGACGAGCTGGATACGTGGATCGGCGGAACGCTCGCCCCGGCCGAGCTGGAGGCCGTGTGATGCGCCCTAGGGAACGGGGCGGGCGCCCCGCTGCTGACGACAGCGTGACGCCCGCAGCCATCCGCGAGCACCTCCGCCGCACACACCTGGAAGAGATACCCCGATGACCACCACCACAATTACCACCACGAACGGACACCGAACCTGATGGCCGCGCGAAACAGCGCCGCCAATGACGGCGGCGCCAACCTGTCCCTGCGCACCTGGGCGCTGGAGGCCGAGGCCGCCGCCGGGATCGCCCGCTCCCTGGCCCCCACCGCGTTCATTCCCGATCACCTGCGCGTCTGGACTAACCCGGCCGAGCGCGACCCGGCCAAGCGGGTGCTCGACTTCGAGGGCACCGTCGCCCAGGTCACGGCCGTGCTGCTGGCCGGGCAGGAGCTTGAGTTCGGCCCCATGGCCAGCCTCCGCGCGTTCGTCATCATCCGGGGCACCGTCGCCCTGTACGCGGTCGCGGCCCGCGCGCTGCTGCTGCGCCACGGCCACGAGATCGTCGTGCACGAGTCGACCGCCTCCCGCGCGATCGTCCGGGTGCGCCGCGCCGGTTCCGACGACTGGCAGCAGGTCGTATGGGACACCGAGCGGGCACGCCTCGCGGGCCTGTACCCCGGCCGGGTCGACGGCCAGTGGCGCACCCAGACCAAATCCATGCTGGTGGCCCGCGCCACCGCCGAGGGCTGCCGGTGGGTCGCCGCTGACGCGCTGCTCGGCCTGCCGCTGCTCGCCGAGGAGGTCGCCGATGAGATGCGCGGCACCGCCGAGGCGCCCGACCCGGACGCGCCGCCCCCCGGCTCGGCCGCCACCTCCACCTCGACCACCACGCGCGCCCGGCCGCCGCGCTCGGCCGCCGTGCGGGCCGGGCTGCCTGTAGCCGCGCCGCTCGGCACGCAGGCGCCGCCCCCGGCCCCGGCCGACTCGACGCCGCCGCCGGGCACCCCGCCGCCGAGCAAGCAGGCGCTCGGCAAGATCCACGCCGGGCTGCGTGACATGGGGGTGACCGGCGCGGCTGAGGGCCTGGCCCTGATCTCGATATGGGCCGGGCGGCCGATCACCAGCACCGGGCACCTGATGCCTGACGAGGTGAAAGCCGTGCTGATCCACCTGCGGGAGATCGCCGCGGCTCGGGCCGCCGACCGGGGCGAGGACCAGCCGCCGCCGCCCGAAGGCGGCCAGCCGATGCGCCCGCCGCCCGCCGGGCAGCCCGGCCAGGACGCCGGGACCGCCGAGCCCGCCGGGGAGGTGAGCGGCGATGGAGATGCCCCGCCAGCTGAGTGAGGCCGAACTGGCCGGCATCGAGCAGCGCGCCGACCTGTGCTTCCACCACGGCGACCCGGCCGCGCTGCGCGAGCAGGACGTAGCCGACCTGATCCGCGAGATCCGCGAGCTGTGGGCGCTGCGCCGCTCGCTGCTGGCCCGCACCCGCCAGATGCTCCACGACGTCAACGACCCCGACGACGGCGGCGATCCGCCGTGACAGACGCCGCGCGGCGGGCGAGCCTCTCCTGTGCTCCCTACCCCCTGGCTCCCCGCCGCGCGGCCCGATCGGCGAGGAGGCAACCGCCGATGACGCACCACTGCCCCGTGCGGGCCTGCGCCCGCGACGACATCCCCGATCACCTGTTCATGTGCCTGCCGCACTGGCGGCTGGTCCCGCCCGCGATCCAGAAGGCGGTGAACGTCGCCTACGCCCGTGGCGCGGGCGTCGGCTCCGGCCAGCTCGTCGCGGCGCATCATCTCGCCGTCCGGGCCGTCAACCTGGCGCTCGGCTACCCGACACCCGAGGAGTAACCACCATGCCCACCGTGAAGACCAACGCCGTTCTCCCGAAGGGCGACGAGAACGGCCTCTACACCATCGCCGCCGAGCTGATCGCCGACCCCAAGAAGTACCGGGCGGTCATCGCGATCGTGGACTGCCGCCGCGTCACGATCGACCAGGATAACGGCGAGGAGGCGGCCACCATCCGCATCCGCCGCGCCGAGGTGGTGCTGCCCGAGGACCTCGCCGCGGCCGAGCGGCTGATCCGCCGCGCGCTGGAGCACCGCCTGGGGCAGACCACGCTGCCGCTCGACCTGGAAGACGAGATCGAGGAGGCGTTCCGCGACATGCCCGCCGAGCTGCCCCTTGACGACGGCGGCGACGACCCGGAACAGGACGGGGGCGGTCCCCAGTGAACGGCGGCGAGGGCGGCACCAGGCGCACCGGCTCGAACCGTGCCGTGCGGACCCCGCCCGGCGGGAACGACACGCTCAGCGCCGAGACGGTCGACGGCACAGGCCCGATCGGCGGGGAGCTGCTCGCCGCCGGGGTCGCCGATGACCTGCGCGCCCAGATCCAGCGCGCCGAGGGCGTGCTAAGCGAGCTGCGCGGCCTGATCAGCGAGCACCGCCAGGCCGCCACCGAGGCGGCCGACACCGCGCGCGGCGCCGCGTTCGCCGCCGGGCAGGCCGAGGTGCAGCGCTTCCAGACGTTCCTCGCCGGGGAGATGACGGTCGCGATGCAGGGGTTCGACGGCGCGGTGCACCGTGCCCGCCAGGCGGTTCTCAGCTCCATCCGGCCGCGCCTGGTGCAGATCGACGCGCGGACCGGCTGGGTCACCGTCCAGTTCGACGGCGACATGCCGTCCGAGACGGCCAGGGCGGAGCGTGAGCGATGAGCGACGGTTTCGGCTTCGGGCCGGGCCAGTGGTTCGTGGTCCGCTCCCGCGCGGAGTGGGCACGGCAGTACCACGAGGCCGCCGAGGCGGTCAAAGCCAAGAACGGCGGCGAGGACCCGCCCACGCTGCGCGAGAGCCACCGCATTGACCCGTGGGCGTTCTCGCTCATGGTCGAGGCCCTGGTGGCGCTGGACGTCGCGGTGGACGACGAGATGGTCGACCTGGCCGGCCTGCACGACGTGGGGAGCTTCTGGTGAGCACGGGCCGCCGGGCCCGCGCCGAGCAGGTACCCGAGGCGGAGGCGGCGCTGCGCGAGCTGCTCGCCGACGCGCACGGCGCGATTCAAGATCTCACCCGCCTGCTGAAGGAGGTCCGCGCCGCGATCGCCGCCGGGGCGGCCGCCGCCGACAAGGCCGCCTACGACGCCGCTGACAAGCAGATCCTCGCGTTCCAGGAGCACCTCCAGCGCGAGGCCAACAAGGCGTCGGCGGACCTCAACGAGGCGGTGACCCGCGCCCGGCTCGACGTCGCGGCCGCGATCACCCCCACCGCGATCCACGTCACGGAGGCGGTCGGCGATCAGCCCGGCCTGGTCTCGATCGACTTCGCGGGCCACCTGTTCGATGACGCCGTGACCGTGAGGAAAACATGAGCCGCGAGCGGAAGCGCCGCGCCAAGTGCCGCTGGTGCGGGGTCACGAAGTCGCTCACCAAGGACGGGCGGCTGCGCCAGCACATGCGCCGCACCGACGACCCGCGCAACCCCACCGCCAGGTGCGGCGGGTCGGGACAGAGGCCGGTATGAGCGATCACGACTGCTGCCAGGTGCGGATGATGGTCGGCCTGACCGTCGTACTCGAGGTGAGCTTCTGCCCCGAGTCGATGCACCCGGCGTTCAAGCGCGACCTGGAGGCGCGGCTGCTGCTGACGGCCGCCGCCGCCTCCATGGCCGGCGTGCCCTGGCGGGTGCTGTGGAAAGACCTCCGCGAGCCGTCATCACGCCCGATGAGCCAGTCGGGCAACCCCCGCGGGCTGCCCGTGGCCCGTGAACAGATCATCCTCGCCGCCGCGACCGGGCTGCGGCTCATGGCGCTCGACCGGCCGTGGCTGGCACGGCTGCTGGACTGGCCAAAGCAGGAGGCAACGTGACACCGCTGGAGATGGCGCGCAACGCCGCGAAGAACGTGGAGCTCTACGCGATCGCCCAGGGCGAGGACCCGGCGCGGGCGATGGCCGCCCGGATGGGCGAGCGGGGCAAGGCCGCCGCCGAGACCGCCGCGTGCATGGCCATGGTGTCGATCGCCGAGGACCTGCACCGCATCGCCGAGCTGCTCGGCGCGATGCCCATGCCCGAAGGGATGCTCGACGCCGAGGAGCGGGAGAGGCCGAAGGACGCGCGGTGAGCCGGGACAAGGGCAACGCCGCGCCCGCCTGGGTTGCCGCGTGGCTTCGGCCCTGGTGGCCTGACGCGGAGAAGACCCCGAACTCGCGGCCGGGGCGCGACATCCTCGGCACGCCGGGCACCGCCATCGAGGTCAAGACCGAGATGCGGTGGTCGCACAAGTGGCTCGCCCAGGCCGCCAAGTACGCGGGTGACGGCGAGATCGCGCTGGTCGTCTACCTGCCGCCCGGCTGCGGCGAGACGGCGGTCGGCGATGCCCTGGTGGTGCTTCCCTTGCGCCAGGTCATGCCGCTGCTCACCGCAGCCGGGTACGCCCCACAACCTACCGAGGTGACGTGATGCCATTCGGCGAAATCTACATCCCGCTCTACGTCGGCTTCGGCCGCGACCCGAAGGTGCGGCGCCTCGTGCAGGCGTCCGGTAGCGAGGGGATGGCAGCGGCCTATCTGTACCTCATGATGGCCTGCTACTGCCGCGAGGAACTGACCGACGGATTCGTGCCAACTGAGCAACTAGGAGCACTTGCATACCCAGTCGGCATCAGAACCGCACGGCGTCTTGCCGACCTTCTTCAAGACGAAAAGCTGATCCGGCCACGCGTGTCATCAGACGGTACGGGCTGGACTGTTCCCGCGTACGTCAAGCGGAACGGCACCCGCGCCGACGCGGAAAAGCGCGCGGACCAGGCGCGGAGCGCGGCGCGGCAGCGCTGGAACTCCAGCGGTCCGCGTAGCGATCCGCATGCGCATGGCAGTGCGTCGGGCACTGCGGGTCGCACTACGGGCCGCAATGCGACGGGCAATGCAGGTCGCAGTGCGACGGGCAATGCTAAGTCAGAGACAGAGTCAGAGTCAGAGTCAAAAGAGTCGTCGGCCGGGGTTGTCGACTCGCGCGCGCCCGCACGTGGGCGCGCGCGCGACCCGGACGACGACCGGATTTCGAGTAATTCGAACAACCCGGACGACGACGACGAACTTGACCAGCGGATCGTGATCATGCTCGCCGCGCACGGCTTCACGGTGAACCGGCAG